TAGGAATGCGTAGATAAAAGTTTTAGCAGTGTCTCTTGAGTCAAGTCCAGCTGCTTTCTGGTTTGCTGTATGTATGTCTCCATTAATAACTTCATTAGTATACTCCTCATCATTCATGTAATGTGCTAACATTCTTAACTCTAACCCTGAAGCATCAATACCTACTAGCTTCTTACCTTTAGGAACAGTCCAACATGAACGACATTCATGTCCATAAGGGCTGTAGGAGGCTGGTACTTGTGCCATGTTAGGACTACTGTGTGTCATACGTCCTGTGACGGCCCCTAAAGAGTTAACATTGCCATGAACTCTACCATCTTCTTCTACTGCATCAACCCAAGACGTAACCTGAGCTATTCTTTTTTGCACTAATAAAAACTCTGCTATCAGTTGTGCCTCTGGTATTTCAGTAACTTTAACGAGCACTGACTCATCAACTATAGCTTGACCTTTTTCAGTAAAGGTTGTAGGTTTCCAACCAAAATACTGTAGATGTTTAGATATCTGTTGGCGTGATCCTAAGTTAAATTCAGGATAGGAAATCCTAGAGAAGTTTCCCCACACCTTAGTATAGGAATCACCAAGGAACTTAATACCTCTTACAGATAACTTACCATCCTTGTTATACTTAGGAACAATGTCACTAACAAACTTTGGTAGTGGTACAAATTTTGCTCTAACCTCGTCCTCTAACTCCATCTTCTTTTCTTTTAGTCTAGCGATGAGCGTCCAAGCTGAGCCTTGATCCAAAGACCAGCCGTTTTCAATTTGCTTTGTAACAATCGTCTGAACTTTATGTTCCAATAATACAGACTCATCTCCAAACTCCTCCAATCGTTCCATAAGAGTGTCGTAAAGCTTAGCAGTAACTCTGAGGTCTTGTTCACAGTAAGAAACCATTTCAGGCGTAAGCTTTGTCCAATCATTATGATCTCCCTTAGGAGACTTGAGACGGTCACCCCATGCTCCTAATGAATGACCATCTTCCAAAGATGGATTGTAAAGTTTTGAGAGTACGATTGTATCTGTAATAGTTTGAGAGTCCAACGTAATACCTAACAAATCCCTTAAGACCATAGCATCGAAGCCTATAAAGTTGTGTCCCATAACTTCTTCGTATTGATTTAACCATTCTTGTATCTCCTTTACTTCATTGTGTGGGTCTAAAAAGTGTTTCATTTGTCCTGTTTGGTAATCCATAGTCCCAACCATCCAAATGTGATCCACCTTCCTCTCGCTTAATTCTGTGGTTTCTATATCTACTATAAGCTTCTTTGTCATCTAGTAAACTCTCACCTCTCATTAAGGCTTTATGCTCTAAAGTATGGCAGTTCATACAAAGTATAACACATTTTTCAGCTTCATCAAGGAGAATTTTTAGTTTTCTACTGCCCCATGTTTTAGCATTTAATTCCATAAGTTTTGTATCAGGGTCTAAGTGATGAAAACATAACACATCTGAAGGCCATTGATTATTACATAACTCACAACTTCCTTTGACTTTGTTGAAAATGTAAGTATCTTTTCTTCGCCTTCCTCTAATAGTAGTTTGATTAGAACTCTTCATCTTCTATTGCCTTTATAGCTGGAGGTGATCCCGCCACCATGCGTCCAGTGCCTTCCTCATAGTATAACCATCCAGCATGTCCTGTACGTCCAGTACGGCGGCACTTAACTAGCTGCACTAAGGTACTGTTCCTTGTGTACTCATCCTCTGACATCTTATCTCTGCTTAATAGAATAGTGTTAAAAGCTATCTGGTTAATACTTCCAGAACCCTTCATGTCATACTCATTAACATCATGAGGGTCTTTAACATTAGGCTTACGCATGTGGCTAATAATAATTATACTAACACCTGTCTCTTTAGCCAGCTTAAGACATCTATCCATGAACTCATCAATCTGACCATTCTCATTACTACGTACAGCGGCATGGAGAGGATCAAGGATGATTACATCACAGTCATCACCCACTGCCATCCAACGCATCTTAGAAAACAAGGCATCAACGTCTGAAAACCCTAAGTGTTTAAGAATATGGACATTAGCCTTATTAGCAAAGTCATTGAAGAACTCACGATACACGCTGTTGTCCCTCTTATCCTGTGGAACTAGGCTGATATTTTCTCCACTATGTAGAGACACTATCTTCTCAATAGTTTCTCCTAAGTCACTCTCTAAGAACACGGCTCCTATCTTCTTATTAGACTGAAGCACCATATCATACAGTAGGTTATAAAGCATAGTGGTTTTACCAATAGACGTTAACGCACCAACGACAGTAACCTCACCAGCTGCTAAGCCACCATTCATCATAGCATTAAGAGCACCATAGGCTGCAGGTAGTGGAATGATTTCCTCTGTACCTCTTTTGACAAAGGCATCCCAGCATTCCTCATCACCAAAACTAACTACACCTACTGGGCGATAAGGTTTTGCGTCCCACCATGCACTAATAAACTCTCTAATCTTACCAGACTGAAGCATGTCACCAGCATCCTTCATAGGGAGCGTGACTACTTTAGCTTTATCATGAGAGAACAAAGGAAGGATTTCAGAGACTGCTTTCTCACCTGCCGTGTCCATATCAAAACAAATCACTACATTCTCAAAGCTCTCAAGGAACTCTAGATTTTCTTTGATGTCCTTAAGAGCACCAGCTGCACCTGTTTTCAAAGAGACTACAGGCCACTTACCATCGAACATCTCTGATACTGCTAAGGCATCAGCCTCACCCTCAGTTACTGTGATGTACTTACCACCCTCACGGCATACCTGTTGTCCAAAGAGGCCTGTCTTGTCAAACGTGCCTGTAGCATAGAACTGTTTACCAGCTACTGTCCTTACTTTAGTGCCTACAGTGTCACCAGTAACGATGTCACAGTAAGGGTAGTGGTGTTTTGTTATAACAGAGCCTTCATACTCTACAGTTACACCATACTTACGTGCTACCGCCTCTGATATTTTCCTATCTTTAATTGCACCATATTCGCCTGTCATCTCTAGTGTCCTCTTAGGTTTAATGTTTACAGCTTCTTCTTTATCAAACTGAAGGAAGCCACATTTGAAACAATAATCATGACCATCATCGTATACTGCTAGGTTATCGCCTTTCCTGTCCTCGCCTTTAGTGCGGCATTTAGGGCAAGGCTTCTTACCTATTACCTTTGAGTCCTTATGTTCTTTCATTTAACCCTCTTTAATACTATAAAATAAATGTGATCCTTCTCTCCTTATCAAAGTAAAAACATCAGCCCAGTAAGGATTCACATAAAAAGCATGGTAATGTGTAGCTTTCCTAAGTCCCCAGATAGACGCACCAGAAAGAACAAAGCGAGCTAAATCATATGATACTTCTTTTGCTACCTTGTCCAACATTTTCTCTGGTAGGCCGTCACAGTAATAACTGAACTGACAACCTTGGTGTACTACATTACACACTGTATCAGGGAAAGTGTCAACCCTAACCCTATTCATAATGACCGTACCTACTGCTAGTTGTGACATAAATGTTTCACCTCTAGCTTCATAATAGATAGCTTCAGATAAACAATCAAGCTCAGTCTGTTCTATTTCTTCGCCATAAGCATATTTGTCATGCTGTATTACAAGCATAAATATAGCAAACAAAGCAAGTATGATTTTAATCCACATCAGTTTTAACCTCATTTATTAATTTATTTAAATACCACTTAGCTTTGAGTAAATCTTCTTCTGGTTTACTTTTGTAACCATATCTCCACTGGTACTTAAGGGCATTACCTTTGAGATAACCTCTAAATTCTTCTTTACTCATACTGGCTTGTATAGCGTCAATACACTCAATACCATACTCATTATGGTTGTAGTGTTTAGGGTGGTTCACTGCATCATCATTTGAACCAGTACCATTTAACATCATAAAATCAAGAGGACTTGTCATTTTTTTAACTTCCAATATATCTTAGGTGTATCCCCATCTGCTTGTGATGTAATAGCAAGAGAATTAGAATCAGGGTTTTGCTCTCCTACGTAGTGCCAAGTGTACCCTGCTTTAATATCCTGATCTGCCTTGTTAAAAAATTCTTGGTTGTCTGTTAAGAACAGCGTACTAAATACCACTACTACAATAACAATCATGATTTTCTACTCCAAGCCTTTTGCCACAGCCAATTATCTAACTTAACTAACCAATGGGCTACTTTTAACAGTGGTTTTGTTCTATAAATGTTCATCTATTAAACTCCTCTTTTAAAATATAGGGTTAGGTGTGCTTCTTTAAAACTTCCACACACCTAACTAACGAAGCCTATCTCCGGCTCATCTGAGCAAGCCCTTGTCTGCGGGTCTTGAACCCGCTTCTATCGTCACAGTTTGGACTGCCGACTAGCTGGTCACTACCCAGCGTGTATACTAGAAGTCCTCGTCATCTTCTCCACTGTGTTCAGCCATCTCTAGCACCTTAACCTTCTTAAGGTAGGCTGTAGTGCCGTAGGTAGGGTGTGGCTCCCCTGCTTCCCACATCACTCGTACTTTAGAACCATAAGGGACGTTTTTACTAATCTGATCCCCTTCTGCGTCCACCACTTGCACATCAAATTTAGATGCAAACTTGCGTTGAGGCTGGTTTTTGTACTCCTTGACCTTAATACCAGCAGCCTCTACCTTAGCAGCCTCATCAGGGTCCATGTTGATAACTATTGAAAACTTACCAGTGTCTTGACCATTGTAACGCTCAGTCTCTGACAAGTTAACAAATGCGGCAATACCTTCTGTAATCATATTATATATCCTTTATCAGTTGTTATATATTTAGTTTACTTTGATAGTTTTAATAAGTCAACATTTAATTTATGATTTTCTCTTAAAAGACTCCATGTAAGATCAGCCAGCTTATCTCCTTTCTTTACAAGTTCACCTACACTGGCATTCTGTATATCAACATCCCACCATTTCTCTAGCTCTGTGTTAATGAATAAATCGCGCTGCATGTTGCACCTTTTC